GTGCTTTTTGCGCTTGTTCGACTCTTGCTTGTGCTTCTTTCATGTTTTTCTTAACACGAATCTTGCATAAGAACTCTCCTTGTTTTAAGTCCTTGATGTTAGGATACTGCAATTCAAACTTATCATCTACCCTAATTCCTCCATCAATCAAAGGAATCACAACCAATCTTGAAAGTTCTTGGTTGTAGATAGCCCACTCTTGAGCGGTAGTAGATGCTTTTAACCCTACGATATATTCCCTTGTCCATGCCATATTAGAAGGGATGTTTTTCCAATACCCAAGTATAGCCAAGCTAGTTCTTTTGTAAATGCTGTGGTACGCCCTGTAATAATGGGCAATCGCATGGTTAGAGTTTTGGTTGGCAATGTCGGCCACTCCAACTAGAGTACCAGACGCAGGTGTTGACGCATCCGACAATTCATTGATACCGCAAATATTCCGAATCGTGTCAATGCAAAGATTCATTATTGAAACGAAATCGGTAGCAGTAAGCCCTTCGTTAATAATGTTTATCGCTCTTCCATTGTTCGGGTCTGCTGGACTTTGCTTCCCCTTCGATAACGAAACTCCTTCCATGAAGAACAAATCCAATACATCGGAAGGGTCTAGGTTTTTACCACCTTTTCCTAGCGACATGTTATACATCATATCTACATTGATGTCAACAGTCCCATTCCAACCTTGGCCGACAATATGCTTTAGTCTGCTCCAAGCGATAGAGAACATGTACACTGGCTCTTTTATCTGTGAACAAACGCTACTTGTCTTGCCATATCGCATGTTTGGCGCATACAAGTGAAAGTCTAGTTTTACATCGTTCCCTTCTTGGATTATTCCATAGTCATAAACAACTTCCGAGCCAATCACCCAAACTCCCCCATATTTTGTAGTGGTGCTTACGTTGAATAATTCTTTCTCTCCTGATTCGTACTTAGGCTTTTCTTCTGGTGCAATTACAAAGTTTGCCTTACGTTTTGACATGTACTTGTTGCCAAGCCTGTCGGTCAATTGTACCCAATTTTCAACGTCTTCTTCTATCTTTTGGAAACGGAATACTTTGATATATCGCTCCATACCATAAGGAACACCAAAGAATGCGTAATTACCTGCGCCTCCAATATTGGCATCCTTGTTGGTATTTGATGCGAATTGCTTTATTGTTTCAAGTATCTTCTCGTGTGGTAAGCTATCCTTTGCTTCTGAATAAAACTGCTCTGGAGTCAAGTAGTCAATAATGCCACCATGAGAAAGATTGTCAAAATCCTCTGATTCACTATACGACCCTCTAAACCTGTTGATAGGAAACCATTCTTCGCGTATAACTCCATTCCCATCTACGAATGTCCTAACACCGGCTATCCCTTGAACAACAAGTTCCATGATGAACTTGCTCTTTATGGCATCCCAATCATTCATAGAATGCACCTTCATAAGTTCTAATTCGGCTTTCATCGCCTCGTAGTGCTTATAAATAGTGGTCATCATTATTTCTAAGTCCTCGGTAGTGGACGGCAATTCAGGTACTCCAGCCTCTTCTTTAATATTGTCAAACGTCACTCCGTATTGAGCCACGCTATCTTTTATCTTTAACCAAGACGAAAGCATGTCTTTCACTTGCTTCTTTTCGTCCATCGAAGTCGAGTCGATAACATCCACCCCAATATCGTAATCCATTGACATCAACTTGCCATGAATTAAGTTGACGAACTTTGGCATCAAGTTTACCAATTGGGGGTTCACCGCACCATAACCATATTTTTGTAGCAAAGGGTTATCGCGCGCTCCAAGGTAGCGTTCGGCCGAAGTATTAAAACTAGCGTCTCGACCTTGTGATATGTCTATGTTTGCTAGGTACTGTGACGAGGTAAGCCCCGACATGAAACCATTATTGCTATCCAACGCAATCATGGTGCGAGCCATTTTTACTCCGTAGTCGGGTCTTAATTTCTCTTCCCTAGACAATATTCTGCCTGATGCCAGCCCTTCCATATCGGTTGTTATTAATCGTCAAATGTATGTGTTTCTTTTGTGAATTGACGGTATCGGCTAAACGTGCCAGACTCTATCGACAATACCTTTTGTTCTAATACCTTGTCTTGTTCTGCTACCAGCGTCAACCCCCACGCAACAGAGTCGTCATGCTCCAATGTATCATACGGATTGAATCGCAACAGGTCGTCTATCAATTCCCTAAACGGATACCTGTGTCCGTAGTATTCTATGTCGTGCGACATCATGCCAGTAAACAATTGGGTATTCCCTACCGAAGCATCTATTCCTACTGTTTCTTGGTTATACCTTGGTGAAGTGCGCGTAAAGTCTGGGCGAACCATCAAGAACATGGCACATCCTTTTGATTCAAAATAGGTAATCAATGCCGCCCCATATTGTTTCTCGACAAGTACCTTTACCCCATAGTACCAGCAAATCTTTAGGATATGGTCATAAAATATTACTGGGTCGTTTGGCCTGTAATCGTAGCGTAACACTGGAATGCCAGTTTTGTATTGGTACTTTTCACCTTCCTTGGCTATCCTTTGTGCTTTTATATGAGGGCTGGTTTCTCCGTCTATTTCGACATCATACCTTTTCTTTATATACATTACTGGTTTTGACTTTCGGCCTGTGTCACCAGAGATAATCTTGTGCTGAATAGGGTCAAGTCCAGCACAATACTTTGAGTCGTTTATTGGCATATATCGGTACATCCCCATTCGTTCCCCTCTATCGACCACCAAGTTTCGCGCGTTTGGGTCTTTTATGATTTCCGTTATCTTGCAAGTGTCGCCCGGAACGGTCATTACCTTTCCAAATTCCTCGCCTCCTTCCCAAATGAAATCTACACCGGCCACGATATTGGGATTCTCGTAGCATCTGTTTCTGGCTTCCTGTAAAATCCTTACGTTGAAAAGACATTTGTTTGCATCAGCATAGAAGTACTCGTCAACTGTCATCGGGTACTGGCGACATTCGATCGTGTACTGTGCAGGGTTGTCTTCGTATGCTTTTCTATTGGCCAACAACGCCTTTCTGTTTTCTTCACTAGTAGGTATTCCGTATTCGTCAAACGCAAGGGAGTGATGTGCCGGCACAAAAGCAAAGTACAATCCTGAAATAGTTTCTCCATTTTCCTTTCTCCTATCAACGTCGGAATCCATTACCATATCACGGTATGTCTTGGCCTTTGGAGAAACTTCATCAGAAGTAGAAGCGTAGAACATTTTACCCTTCCTTGCACGCATGGCCGGCACTACTTTTCTGTGACGTGGATAACAAGCAACGTCAACAACACTACCCGGCTCTTCCCCAATATATCCTGTAAGCGTTTTCCCTACATACCTATTTATGTCTGCAATCCCAAAGTCTATCTTAGAGTTTATTGCGGTATTCATTTCGTCCGCAGTAAGCCTCTTATTTCTTTTCTTGGTAGCTATAAATTCTAGCGACTCCTTATTTTGCCCTGACTGATAGTATTGAGGGGTGAAAAAATCAATTAAACGGTCGAACGGATAAAGAATATGCGTTTCATAGAAGGTTTTTATCGCCTTGTCGTTCACCCCTTGCATCCCTAAATGGGCATTACGCATCCTAGAGGTACGCTCAAAACCCCAAACGCCTAGCCAAACGGACTTTCCATACTGGCGCATCATGCCTAAGATGCCCCCAACCGATCGAGGGTCTTCTTCCCAATATTGTATCCAGTAACCTATTTCCCTGTCCGTATCGCGATAAGAAACCTCAAATGGGACTGGCCACCATTGTAAAAGGAAATAATGAAGCCCTGTAAGATAGACCGGAGTCTTTACACCACCAATCATTAAGTAAATCCAAACGCCATGCCACCTGCGAATCCACTCCTGCATA